TTATCGACATTGACATCTCCTGTCCACTTTTGAGTCAAAAAATAATACTTTTTTGGTTTTGGCTTCCCGAGATATTGGAGATCATTTAAATGGCAAGATAAGCCGGTCTCTTCCTCAAGCTCTCGGATGCTGCCGGCTTCAATCGAACTATCTTCATCATCGATATGCCCCCCGGGAATGGTCCATTGACCTTCCCGTTCGTCGATATTTGAGCGTCTAATCACCAAAAACCGCTGTTTTTCGTCTAAACAGACGATAATTCCAACGGTTTTTAGCTCACCTTCAGTGAGAAATGCATTCCATTTCCGGCTCATATGTTAATTACACGCTTTTGGGCGCTTAACTCCATGCCAACCATCGCACATATTCTTGAGAGCCGTGCGAATTGGCATTTTATTGATGGGTGCAACCCATATTAGGTTCTCTTGAACCTGAATATCGGGGTAATATTCAACATCTACACCATATAATACACCAATAATATAACCTTTTGTATCATATACAACGGATCCCGAGCATCCAAACCACCCATATGTTTGCAAAATGATGTGTTTTCCAATACCCTTCCCGTTTTCATGGCCAGCCACCTGCCCTCTGAACGACATTAGTTTGTGATCTGAGGGAAACCCAGAGTAAACTATGTTTGTACCGACGTCTGCCGTCTTTTCTTGTGGTTTAAACGGCATTGGTTCGATGTTTCTAAATGGAGTTTTAACAAAAAGAACAGCGATATCCTCCACAGGGTCAGAATATATCAACATAGATATGTGAGATTCTCCCCCGTGTGAAACCATATAGTTTTCTCCTATTTTTCCACGTGCCACATGCTGGGCTGTGATAACTATATGAACGTCTTTATATTTTAGATAAGACCCAGACCCATGTCCACCCTCAAAAGGGAAAGTGACCTTAACTGCGGCGCCCCTAACTCGCTTCTCAATTGACCTCATACTACTATCGATCGAATCAACAGGTAATACGGGTTTATAATTCTGTGCTACTGATACTGTTGAAAATAACAAACTTATTAATAATACTAAATACTTCATTTTAACCTCCTATACTTATGGTGCGCCGGTATCTGGTAATAAGTATCTATATCCTATCTCAACCAACGAACTTCCGGCCGGAATAACTGTAAAATATATTGTATTGTCAGTCGACGAGTAAACCCAACTAAAATCCGGTGAGCCGTTTATAAAGACGACTATTGAATCTATAATTGGTGTTTTGGTCAACTCCCATGACTCATGTGGTTCAAGCGATGCCGCGGCATCAGCTACCCCCGCGGTCCAATCATCGGCGCATATATCAATTATATTGCCACTAAAGGCAGCAGTTGCATCCATATATCTGGTACCCACGTCAGTTGGGTTGGGTGCCGTTAAACATACTGTTTCTGTCGCATCTAAATTTATAATACTAGCAATAAAAACTGAGCCACCCCGAAGACTTCTGTACCAATTTACGAAATCTGGTACGTCAATAAAATGATCGTCACTTTGCTCTTGTTCATCTGACACAAAGACCACCAACAAACCAGCGTCAATTCTCATCCATGTCGACGCATATGGATTATTTATATAATATTCGTATACAGAATCAAAACCCTCTTCTCTGCCTCCCCTTCCCATGGCCGTATACATCGCCTCTGCATCAAATATATCATCCCCGGGCACCAACGGAAATTGATTCTCTAAAACAGCAGACATTGGATCGTTAGATGTCATCGCCAGTCGCCAGCTTGTGGCCGGCAGCGCCGCCAGCATGGTTTCAATACCTAATAACAATTGTGCATCAAACCGATGCATCGAGCCAGAAGTGTCAATAACCCAAAGAATATCTATTCCATCTACTGTATTGGGTTGCATAAAAGAATCTATCCAAATCTCCCCAACATCGCCTTCTATTTCTACCTCTATATAAACCGGTACTTCAACGAGCACCTCAACGGGCACTTCAACTTCTACCTCAACTTCAACAGTCCGAATCGCAGTATCATAAACATATATATATTCGTTACTCCCAGGCTTTACTATCCCGTAGTCAGTGAAACACGATGCAAGCACACTAAAAAATATCAGAAATATGGCGAAACGATGGGACATTCTAGTAGTAAATATGTTGGTCATTCATTTGTTCCACTTGGATTTCTTAATAAAACGAAACTTAATAGCATCATATTCAGTAAAGCGAGGATAGAAAGTTCAAACATATTATTCAAGTTCGCAAAACCAAAAAGCCATATATTAATGAAAAACGCGACACCGCACAACACATTAAAGACTCGCCCCACGCTCGCAAAAAATTTCCTCACAAAGTAACTACCGGTGAACTTCTCTAATCCGCAATATTTCCCTAAAATTTTCCTACTTTTCCACCACACCAACCACATTGTGTACACTCAACCGCACGATACATCGAAAAAACGCTAAGAAACACCAGGTTTTGAAGACCAAACTCACTATAATACTGCACTCCATCACGTGACGACCACAACTTCCATATACTCACCTCCGTTACACCACCACCGACACTACCATGAGTTTCAAAGCCGTGTGTGCTATCACCACGTGATAAAAGAACTATTATATCGCTCAGGTTTTCATCGTGAAGAATATCACCGGTATGAAAGATAATGTCACGCGCATAACGCCATGGCTGTTCCACATAACATCCTCCATATAATAACTATGAAGACAAGACCTAAATCTTGATACGATCGATAATATATGGATGATGAAGCGATAAATCTTTATAAAGACGCTTAAGCACCTTCTTGGTGATATCACCGATCTCTTCTTTGGTTGCTTTAGAACTAAGCGCCTTGGGTAACTCGACCTCTAGAGCCTTTTTTAACTCCCTCTTAAGTGTCTTATCAAGCTCATCCGATATCATCTTCTTAATATCAGTTTTAGTTAGTTCTTCATTCAAAGACCCTACCACATAACCGGGCGGGATTGTTAATAGCATGCTCATAGAAGTATCTCCGCATATAAATAGCATGCTGAGGAGCAAATGTCTGTGGAATTGTTCATTCTCTTCTCTCGCGCTTGCATGCTCGTCGCAGATGGCCTCCAACAACCTCCGAAGGGCGGCTTTTGCTCAACCAGTGCACTTTATACATTTTAGAACGTGGCAATATGCTCCCATACATCTTAACACCTATGACTATCCCCACCAACGGTTTTTCTGTATGATATGTATCTACATAAACGTATTCCGGTGTGAACATCCGCCCGGCAAATGTTACTAAATCCCCTACTATGTATTCTTCGCCGTCCCCACCGGTTTCATACGGGGAGGTGCCGTATACATTTTCGCATGCCATGTTATAACTATGTTATAACCGGTGTTATAACGTTATATTCTTTTAGCCTCCCGATTGTATGCATCCACACCCGACTTTTATATTCTTTTGGCCTCCGAATCCAATATATCTTCGCCATATTCATTGGCGGCCCTTTGCCATTGCTGCCGTCGAACAGTTCGATGACTATCGCGATGCTCCCCATGTGACACGTGCATGTCACAAGCGCTCCTAACGTGATGGTGTGGCCTTTTGGTGGGGCTAGCAAGAAGTCGCTGACCAGCTCGAGCTGTTCGGTAGTATCGGCCACATAATATGTAGGGTGCGCGGTAGGTTTGTGTTTTTTTTGGTGGGTTTTTTTATTCTGGAAATTTTGGCGCGTGATTGAAAACGTACTTAACACCGCAACTGCACACGTATACAGTTACCGCGACATACATTCCGGGGTGGGGGGGAGGAGGGGGGTGCCTGTCACATTGTAACAAAACAAATGTATCAAACAAACTGTTCACGTTGACAGTCTCTCTCTCATACTCTTGACTGTATACCTTACACACTCTCTACCTATGTAACCGTACACTAACACTGTGACTGGTGTGAAGAATACTATGACACACACTGTATCTAATATTTTATTAAGTGTTCTCGCCTTCTTGCCGCTCATTGGTTACGCAACCATAACACATACGTAAACAAGAACAGGAAGAAGGCGAGCATCACGTGTATCATTATGCGACAGCTGTCTCACTGTCATCAAATACAGATGTATCAAGCATAATATATAAGCTATCTATTTCTTCTGCATATAAGTTAAGGAAGTCAATGGCTCCGTCTGTCACAACCACACTCCGATTGATATCAGTTGGTGATACATCTGTATCATTTTGTAGCAGACCTTCAAGCACTAGTGTATCAACTGCACACAGCGCGTCACAAAAGAATGTGTCAGTCTGGTCAGCCAGTGTTAATACTTCCCAGCTATCGCCAATGTCCTCTGAGCATCTGATACATTGTAGTATATCGATCTCAGTCTTATTCAGCCTCGCACCGCCGATGGTGTGGATGGTTTCGTTTAGCATTATGTTTTTGTCCTCTCCCCTTAAGGGGAACCTCAACTAAGTAGTTGATATTGTTGGTGTTTTTAAAATGGGGGTTTTGGGGATATCGTCAGGTTATAAGCAGAAACGCCAGCAAACTGATGATTATTAGTACGACTGTCGCATCTCGCCGCCGTTCTGTATCATGTAACATGTGTTTGTATTCCTTGTTGCTGTCGCATGCTGTCGCATTTCAGCGTGTATCAAATGTAACATTGTAGCATTGTGTGTCACCGTAAGTGTGTGGTATCATTGAGGAATGTT